AAAAGTCAAGCTTGGAAAACAGTTCGAGTCTGGCGTTTTCATTACTGATGATGTGCCAGTTCAGTACGACGGTCCTAGAGACTTTGAAGACATGTGGAAGCTTCGCGATAAGTTTGCGTGGACGACCGTCGTTGGTAATCAAAAAGCTTCGATACTTCGGACTCGTCCTCGTTTTAAGCAATGGTCCGTTGAGTTTAGCGTGATTCTTGAAGAATCGCTTGTAAGCGTTGATGATTTGAAGACTGCGTTGAAGCATGCGGAAATTGCTGTTGGTTTGTGCGATGGCAGATCTGTTGGCTGCGGACGGTTTTTTGCAGAGGTTTTGGAATAACAAGGCGAGTCGAGGCGAGTCGCGGCGGGTTTTGGCAATGCGGGGCGTGGCGGCGCAGGGCTCGGTGTTTATTGCGGCTCGGCGTGGCGCGGCCGGCAAGGGCGCATTAAGGCATGGCTCGGCTGGGTTGGGCAAGGCTAGTCGAGGTGTTCATTGGGGCAGGTCTGGGCATGGTATGATGCGGCAGGTTGTGGCATGGCAATGCAAGGTGTTTATCGCGGCATGGACGGTCTGGGCATGTCTAGGCTCGGCAGGGCACTGTAAGTCAAGTCAGGGTTTTTATCGCGGCGGGGCACGGCTGGCTCTGGCCCGGTTTGGCAAAGCAAGTCGTGGTGTTGCGTGGCGAGGTTTTTTATCGTGTCGTCGCAGGGCACGGCTTGGCACGGCTTGTCCATGCAGGGCTTGGTTGTAGTCCCGGCTGGTCTAGGCTCGGCTTGGCGGCGCACGGCATGGAGGGGCGAGGTGTTTATCGCGGCTCGGCGTGGCGTTGCTGGGCAGGGTTAGGCTAGCCTAGGCTCGTTGCGGCATGGGAACGGCTACTGACAACAGTAGCCGTTTTTTACTTGACAACCAATCCGCTTTGCCATAAACTGTGCTAATTCAATCGCGAACTCTCGTCTCCTTATTAGCAGCGGGTTTCTGCGGCGTTTCACTACGTCGGGACCACTGCTATCTGACAGGTCGGTCCCCCAGTTTTTAAGGACCAACCATGAAATCTATCAGCGAACTACAAGCTCGCGCGGAGGCACTGGGTGCTGAAGCCGAAGCAATCGTCGCCTTGGCCCAGGCCGAAAGCCGGGAGCCAACCGTCGAAGAACAGGCCCGTTTTGACGAGATCGTCGGATCCAACGACAAGGCCGGCTTGATCGGCCAGATCCGCACCCAAATTGAAGCCAAGGAAAAGCTAGCAGCTGACCTTGCAGTCATCATGGCGAAGAAGGAAGCGGTTTCGGTCGCTCCTGCTAGCCAACCCAAGCAGATCACTATTCCCGCTCGAGCTAAGGCAGCTTGCAAGGTTGCTGGGTTCAAAAGCGAGGAAGATGCTTACGTCAGCGGCCAGTTTATCATGGCGAACCTTTTTGGGAACAAGAAGGCAAAGTCATGGTGCAAGGACCACGGCATCAAGGCAACGATGGTGACCTTCGACAACATCAGTTCGGGATTCTTGGTCCCTGAAGCGATGGAATCGGCAGTGATCGAGTTGCGTTTGAATTACGGTGTCTTCCGTCAAGAAGCGCAAAACGTCACGATGCCGACACCAAAGTGGAAGGTGCCAAAGCAAACCAACGAGATCACTGGCTACTGGATGGCTGAAGGAACGAACATCACTCCGTCAGACCTGACGCACACCATGGTCGAACTTGATGCCAAGAAGTTAGCTGCGGTCGCACAAATAACCAGTGAGCTTAACGACGATGCGATCATTTCGGTTAGCGAGATGGTAGCTCGAAGTGTTGCTCACACGTTTGCGGTCGAAGAGGATGAAGCGGGATTTTTGGGCGACGGAACCAGCACCTATGGCTCGATCATGGGTCTAGCCTCCGCGATTGCTGCCGGCTCAGTCGTGACTGCAACGACACGGCAGACTTTTTCCGCGCTGACCTTTGCGGACTTTGAGTCGATGGTCGGCAAGCGAAAGATGTACAGAGGAACCAGCAACCCGAAATGGTACATCTCGCAAGCGGGATGGGCTGCATCGATGCTGCGACTCATGGACGCTAGTGGCGGGAATAGCATTTCTGACCTGCAAGCGGGAGCAAGAAACATGCAGTTCCTTGGCTACCCAGTCGTGTGGTCAGAAACGCTCAACAGCGCGCTTACGGGAACCACTGGTCAGCGAGCATGCTACTTTGGCGATTTGGCTCAGACTGCAATCCTAGGAACCCGGCGTGGTATCTCGCTTGCGGTCGACAACTCGCTTGGGTTCCTGAGTGACACCATCTACCTGCGAGCGACCGAGCGAGTGGACATCAATGTCCATGAGCGAGGTGATGCAAACAACGCTGGTGGATTCATCGCTCTAAACTTCGGCTAATCGCTAGTTCCTCCTAGCGTGCACGGGGGACTAGGCTTTCGGGTCTAGTCCCCTTTTTGAAAACAAAACCAACTTTTGCAAGGACAACATTCAAATGGCTAAGGCTCAACAAGCACTGGATTACACCGTGATGCTTGCTCCGGTAACGGCAGCAACTGCATCGCGAACTGCATCCGTCGATACTCGCGGTGCAGATTACGCAAGCATTCTTGTCACCCTCGGTGCAGAGGCGAATACCAACAGCACCAACGTGACATTGCAACTCGCAGAGAGCGATACCAACGGCAGCTTTGCGACGTTCAACAGCAATTTCAACCTAGTGATCGACAACACAGCTGGCGTGGTTGTGGCGTATCACGTTGATTTGAAGGGTCGCAAGCGATACCTGCAATTGACGATTACGCCTGACACCCATACCACCAATGGTGTTGTGATCGGTTCTGCTGTGTCCGTTTTGGATCTCGAGAACAAGAACGTCGCAGCCAGCAGCAATGCTGACGTTGTCGTTGTCGGCTAGTCTTTTCAAACGCGCTAGGAGGAACAAACGCGATGGCAAAGCAGGTAAAAGTTCGAGCGGTAATGACAACGGCAAGGCATGACATAGCGTATGCCAGGACATGGATCGAGCGAGCCCTAAAGCAAGCTGGCGTACCATTAGCCGTATCATTCGGAGTTTACTACGGCCAACTGATGCAACAAATGCTGGAAACCGCAGTAAAAGACGACCTTGATTTTGTGGTAACGGTAGACGGCGACAGCGTGTTTACCGGAGATCAGGTCCATCGGCTGATTTGCATTGCGGCTAACGAAGACATGGACGCAGTCGCCTCCATGCAAGTACGTCGCGGTATAAAAAGCCTGCTGGGTTTCAAAAAAGGAGTTACATCCGCAATGTGGGATGGAACTCCGATTCAGGTTGATGCAGCCCACTTTGGCTTGACCGTGCTGAACGTCAAGAAGTTGGCGACGACTCCGAAACCGTGGTTTTATTGCAAACCTGACGAAAATGGCGAATGGGGCGAAAACCACATCGATTCCGATGTCTGGTTTTGGCAACAGTGGAAAGATGCCGGCCACAAGCTGTTTATTGACCCCGGTTGCCGCATTGGGCATGTTGAAGAGATGGTGGTGATGCACAACGAGGATATGATCCCAACGCATTACTACCCCAAGGACTGGGACAAGCTGATGATGGAGAAAAAAGATGATCAGGATGTTGAGACAGTGGAAGAGGTTTCGGCAGGGGGCAGTGATCGATGTCCTGACTCCAGGTGTGGAGGATCTACTTGTCAATCGCCTGAAGGTTGCCTCATATGAAATTAGTGCCAGAGCTAGTGACAGGACCGACAGCGGAACCTCTGACCTTGGCAGAAGCCAAGAAGCAGGTGGAGATCTCGTCGACGGACACAGCTCACGACAACCAACTGCAAATGCTGATCGAGGACGCAAGACAACAGTGGGAAAAGGACACCGATAGCGTATCCTGCTTCCAGACGTACAAGGTTCGCTTGCGAGCATTCTACGATGAATTGAAGCTACCCAAGGGGCCAGTCCATAGCATCATTCACATCAAGTTCTTTAACGCCGACAACACACTGACAACGTGGGCGAGCAACAAGTACCAACTGCATGTTGACGAGGTGCGTGTTGCATACCTAGAGACTATTCCTGCCTATGCAGCTCGATGGGATGCATGGGAGGTGCAGTACAAGTGCGGGTACTCGCAGGACCAGACACTAGTCCCGGCGATTGCCAAACGAGCGATGCTACTGCTGGTGGGCTACTATTTTGATGCTAACCGTGGCGACAATGATCGAGTCAACGACCTGCGAGCCTACGAGGCATTGGTGACCAAGTTCATGCGGAGTACCTACCCATGAGCGGCAGACACAACCGGATCAAAACATCAGCGTTTCGCCAACGGTGCAACGTCGAGCAAGCTACGGAGACGCAGGACGGTTACGGACAGCCTATCGTGACCTTCAGCGATTTCCTGGTCGACGAGCCCTGCCAGTTCATTCCGCAAGGTGGCAACGAAACCATGCGGGGCCGCGAACTGGAAGCCAATGTGCGTGCAATTTTTCGCGTGCGACGGCGAAACGGATACAACGTGAAGATGCGAATCAAATTCAATAACGAGTATTACGGTATCGAGTTCATTAACCCTGTCGAAGGGCTTGATCGATACTACGAATTACTGGTGAGTGCATCGTGATCCAATTTAAAGTCAAAGTAGACGCTGCACTCACCAAGGCACTGAACGACCTGCCGTTCCAGGTGCAGTTCAAATGCATCGACCCTGCGGCTCGCAAAATGGCGCATCCAATCGTGCGGACTGCCAAAACAGATCCACCAAGCAGCCGATCAACAACAGGAACTCAGCGATGGTCCCGGGACAATTCCGCACCAAGGACGAAGTGGTCGGAATCTGCTCGGAAAAAATACGCGAAAGACGATTCTGGCAAACATGTAATCTCTAAGTTCCGCAAGTATTCTCGCGGTGGTATCCTGTACATCGGCATGCAAGCCAGTGGCGGCCAGATGGGCAAGAAGATGCATTTTCGGTTGCCTGTTATTAAAGGCGAGCGAAAACTGTACTACTGGGGCCGGCCAGGACAGATCATTCGCCAAAGGGCTGGCAAGAGAACGATCACCTACACTCGAGGTCAAAGCAAGCGACCTGTGCAGCGATCTGGAGAGTACATTCAGCCTGGATCGTCAATCAAGCTTGAGCGTCGGCATTTTCTGAAGCGAGCTTACGAGCGATCGTTCCATCAAGCAATGAGTGTTTTCAAAACTGAGTTTTACAAAAAGGCAAAGGAGTTAACACTTGGCTAAGAACTTACGACTTACAGACACGGTAACTATTGCCAGTAGCGGAACGGTTTCGACCTCGATCACAATGGAGGCAAACAGAATCCCATTGGCGATTGTGCTGCCGGCCTCGCTAACAGGTACGTCGATGAACTTTCAGGGGTCGACCGATGGATCGAACTTTTACGCAATATACGAAAACGGAACGCTGTACACACCGACTGTTGGAACATCGCGAATCGTAACTTTGAACCGAGCTGCTATGGACTCGGTAAAGTATATTAAGCTGGTTTCGACCTCGACGGAAACTGCGGCGCGGACGATTGGGGTAATTAGCGGCGAATGAGTGCAATTGGGAAAGCGTTTAGAACGAAGGTTTTATCCTATGCTGCGGTATCAAATATCGT